TGATTTAACTAAGGAACAGACTAGTCAACTTATAGCTCTGAGAGAATCTCTTGAGTCCAATAGTTTACAGACTCTTGAAGATAAGAGAGAAGCGAACACTGTTGCCTCTAATACATTAGGTTTGTTATCAGATATTAAAGACAATACTGAGGATTTAAAATTTGATTTCGGTAGTGGTAAAGAAGGAATTGCTCAAAAAATTCTTGTCTTTGGTCAGTTAATGTTAACACAATTTGCCGTAGGTTTTATAAAAGGCGCCGCTAGTATTTTCAAATTCCCAACATTGAAGAAATTATTTAGCAAATTGGTTTTGAAACCACTAAAATTTGTATTCACACCAGTTACAAAGCTGTTCACCTATATAAGTAGTGTATTTCGAGCTATAGGTGATGTTTGGAAAAAGGCTGGAACAGGTCGCTTTCTAAAAGGAAATACTTTCAAGATTCTTGGTGCTAGGGGTATTATGTTTTTAGATACTATATTCAAACGAATGAAATCAATCATCAAGGGCATTAAAGAATTCGGAGGAAAGATGAAAAGTATTGGAGGAATGATCAAAGGGTTTCTTGTACGTGGTGTGACAAGATTACTAAAACCTTTTAAGGATATAGGAAAAGCATTCGGGGCCGTGGTCAGTTCACTTAAGGGTCTTTCGGGTGGAAAGGGACCATTAAGTAAAATAATGGGATTTATAAAGACAGTGGGAGGATTATTAGATAAATTTAAAGTTTTATTCCGAGCGGTTGGTGTTGGTATAGGTAAATTAATCTTTCCAGTTTTAGCTGCAATAGATTTTATAAGAGGTATTGTGGATAGTTTAAAAACATCAACATTCACAAGTCCAATAGCAAAGGCGATAGATGCATTACTAACAGGTGTTGGATTCGCAGTTGGTGGATTTATTGGAGGTTTGGTAGATTTAATAAAAGATGGAATCTCTTGGTTAACAGAAAAATTAAGATTCGAAGGTCTTTCAGAATGGTTAGATAGTTTCAGTCTTAGAGAAATGATTGAAAGAGGTTTCTCAGATATGGCAGAATTTTTCTCTGAATTATTCACAGATTTTTTACCAGCCTTATTCGAAGGAATTAAGGCAGCGGCGATCCCTGGCGGACAAAGCTTTAATGAAGCATTTCAGGAGCGCTTATCTATGTCAGGTGAAGAATATAAGTCTAAAAAAGAACTTGAAGAATCGGGTGCCTTTGATACTTCAAGCCGTTTTAAAGAGAAAATTAGGCTTCAAGATAAGATAGCACATGAAAAAGAGCAAATCGCTGAAGGTGATTCAAAGGGCGGACTAGTTGGGTTCAGATATGATAGGAAAGCTCGTATCGAAGAACTCCAGGCTGAAATGGATGCTGTAGATGATGAGATTCGAAAAAATCAGTTAAGATTAAACAAATTAAATGGTGAGACATCTCTAGAAAAAATTTCTAATATATCTGGTGCTGAGATGGAAGCAACACAAAATGATACAGCTGATGCTAAAGCCACTCCAGTAGTAGCGCCAACAGGTGTGGTTGCTAATATGCAAAATATTGATAATTCATCTTCATCTGTTGTTAAAACAACTAATATGAATAATCATATTGATCGTACTTCAATGGCAGCCTTTGCACCTGCTTATTAAATAAAAAGGTCGGCACCATTTCTGATGCCGACCTCTGCCATGGAGAGATTCTTAACTCTTAGCTTTGTGCCAACTTGGCAAAATAACTAAGCGTATCTTCATCTCCGTCCGCGACCGGTGTATCCACATTAACGGGTGGAGCTGGGGTCTCAGCTGGGGTTGGAGTTGGTGTTGGAGCAGTATTAATAACTGGCTCACGAGTCACATTTAACTCTGCCACTGTCTTCTCTTGTAGCGTATCGGCAATTTCTTCTTCACCAAGAACATCATAGAGCTTTTTCTTAAGCTCTGCATATGTCTTGTATTTTTCTGGATCTGCAAATTCCTTGAGAGAGTGCACATCATTGAACACAGTCTCAAGCTTTGAATCATCACCATCAAACAGTTCTGTTGATGAATCAAACTCAGATTTGTCATAGTTGCGATAACCTTCAACATTACGAATCTTCAGCTTGAAGTTAGCACCACCCCAAAAATCAAATGGGTTAACTGGTTGCTCATCTTCAAATTGAGGTTGCATCACATCCATAATCTTATCAAAGATTTTCTTACCATACTTGTAAAGGAATACTTTACCTTCATTCTGCGGATTTGCTGAATCAGAAATCACAAGAATGTTAGAAACGTGGTGAAGTCGGCGCTTACGTTGGCGAGCAACTTCTTTATCTGATTCGATACCACTATTCCATAGTTGAGTATTCATTTCACTTACTGGATCTTGTTGACCGATAGAAGTCAAAGACTTTTCGATGTACCATTTTCCAGTTGGGCCCTTGAAGCCATGATCCCAGTAACGAACCCAAGGGAGATCTTCCCCTTCGGCTGCTGGAAGGAAGCGAATAACGGCATAACCATTACCTGCTTTATCTACTGTTGGTGCCCACATGCGATCATCACCATAAGACTTCTTTTCAGAAGTAGACTCTGCAGCCTTGACTAGGTTTGCGATTGCTTGGGCACGTTTTTGTTTTAGTTCTTGGAACGACATATATTATTTTGTATTTTTAGTATTATTTTTGTATTTCGATGTATTTAACTGTTATAATAGTATTATATCATAGATTCTTCTTTTGTAAACAACGAAAGAAGGTTTTCTTTGATTTTTTTTCTATCAATATTAGTTAAGCTGTTTTTGTATTTCATTGCCATCAGAGCATGATCTCGCTTCATTCCAAGTGGATCATTTAATTCAGACAATAAAGGTTTTATGAAATTGACCATAAGATCAATTATAGAAATGGTTTCAATGTTTATATTTTCCTTACAGAATTCGTTAATCAATATATTTTCGCCATCCTTGCAGGAACACAATTCATTAAAATCATATTCAGAGAGTTTATTTATATCTGTTTTAAATCTATAAGTGAGTGATTCTAATCTTCCTCTCCTAGCGTTAAGATTTGTTTCATTCATGTCCATAACCCAAGAACATCCTGCGATGAAGTTGGAAGTATAGAATTCAATGAGATCTTCTCTAGTCTTATATTTCGAAGCAAGTTTCTCAAATGAATATTTAAATCTCAGCTTCTCATATGACTTAGGGTTCACCCGAGTTTTGAAGTTATATTTGTAAGCATCAAAATTCTCTTGAGTATAGTGTAATTTTAAAGCACTATATATTGTATAAGCTTGGAATCCACTCATCATAGTTCGGCTTCAAAATTACATTCACCATTCATCTTCAATTGATCTAATATCTTTCTACCTAGAATATAGTCAGCATAATCTGAATGATCATTGGGGTGAATGCCACTTAAACTTTCGCCATCAGTACTTTCATAATATTCTTTAACATCATTTAGATCGATGCTGTCCTCAATATTTTTTAATTCATTTTCAATATGTGGAATATCTGATTCATTAAAATGATAGTTGATATATGATGGAGTTCCTTCAAACCCAAATCGATCAGCTGCATATGATGATTGCACCGCGAAGCAAAACTTACCTTCAATGTCTCCTGTATAATATCTTCCCATAGTATTAAAATAATTTAGTTGTATTGTTCTTTATAATATTCCTATCAATCGCCTCTGCTTCAAGCTTGGCTTTCAATGGGCCAGTAATTAATCTTTTGATATCTTGAGGATCAATCATCAACCCTTCACAGATCTCACATATTGCTTCTGCATATGTCATTTTATCTTTATGAACCAATAGTTCTACTTGGTTTCTTAGAGCATCTTTTGTAATGCTTGGTGTAATAACTACGGCTTGTTTCATAATGTTCTTAATAGGATTGTATCTTTATTGATTCGACCATTCACATTCCCTCTCTTTGTTTTCAATTCATCAATTGCTTTTGTAAACTGTCTTTCTGTTTTATTTAATAGAATAGGAATTATATCATCTGGCTTACGGATTGTCAATGAGAAACTCTTCTCTTCATTCCAACCTTTCAGAGTTGTTCCTTTAACATCAATCGGATCATCAGCAACATAAACACCCAGTTTTCGATTCTTTGTGTTGAATGTTAAAATCATTCTTGAACCCGGTACATTCAGTGGTGACACAGATTGAATTCCATAATTATCGTCAGATTCCTTATATTTAAGTTTCTTAACTTGTAATGCTGCAGCCTTCACCTTTTTCTTTCGAGGTTTACGAACCTTTTTATTAGAAGCCGAGTATTTATCAAGTTGAGTGATCATATCTTGAATTGCTTTCAATCGATTACGAATACCAGGCTTAGATAAGAAAGCCCAGCCTTCAATATCAAATTCATTGTCTTTATCAAGAGCATTTTGAAGACTCACATGATATCTCTCAAGCCAAGCATATATCTCTTTTAATCCTTTTACTGGAATAGAGTTTGCCTTCAGAAGTTGAATCAAATTGAGAGAGTCCACCTTTGTCTGCGACTCTGTCCAATCTTTATCATCAATCATTGCCTCCAATTCAGCCAGAATAGTATCATTAACCTTATTAGAAAGCCTTTGAAGTGGAGAAAGGGTTTTCACATCAGAGTCCTCTGTGTTCAATGAGGATTGCGCTTGTGTCTTTACAACATTACGGCGAAGGATAGAATCAATCTCACCCTTAATATACGCTTTATCATCATGTGCTTCCTCATAAGAAAGACCTGGCTTTGTTTCGACGTATTCCATCACATCTTCCCGTGTTGGAATCATACCATTATTCATAGCCCTAGCAAGTTTCATTGTTGTGAAACTCACACATCTTTCACCTTCAGATTTGATCGTTTTAATTTCATCTTTAGTATAACCATCTGAAGACATCCATTGTAGTAAGTCATTAAATAAATCTTTAGATACGCAATAGTAATTATAGAAATTGAACATTCGAGAACGTTCTTTCATGAACTTTTCAATTGGCCAAGATTCACAACCATCCCATGTTGGTTCTTCTCCAGTGTATTTGTGGTCTACTGCTGAGACTCTACCGTAACGGTCAAAAATTCTACTCTTCA